AGCTTGGCGGCGTCGGCGGCGGTCAGCGTCGGCGTGCTGATGCGCGGCAGCAGCAGCGTCAGGGCGCCCACGTCCATCTGCAGGAGGTCGGCCAGCTTGATGCCCCGAAGCGTGCCGGCGTCGGGCTTGCGCAGGGTCAGGCTGCTGATCACCTGGTCACCGCGACGGATCGGGGTTTCCAGCACGATGGCACCCGGCGGCGGATTGATGTGGCTTACCGAATCGGCAACAGCTGCGGCCACCGCCTCGCCCACGCGGGCGTGGACTTCATCGCGCGGCGCGGTCTGGGCGACATGAAGGCCGCCGGTGAGGCCATCGCTCAGGGCGAGGATGGCGCGGTCCAGGGATTCGGGGGTGGGCAGGGACGCGTTGATTTCGTTCACAGGATCTCTCTCAGGGTTGGGGCCCGGCGTCTGCCGGGCCGAACGTTAGTAGCCGATGGCGCGGCGCTGGGCCGCCTGCAGGTCGACGCCGTCGACGATGAAGACCATGCCGACCATGTCGATCTCGATCTCGGTCCGACCGTTGATCGAGAGCTTGTAGTAGCTGACCGAGGTCTTGACGCTGAACTCGGTGTCGTCACCGACCTTGCCGGTGCCGGCGTCGACTTCGCTGTGGCGGCCGCGCAGGACGATCTCAACTGCATCGACCGCCTCGCTGTCTTCACTCTGATACGCACCGGCGAATCGCAGCTGGACGGCGTTGTGTCGGATCGCACCGTACTGGCGCAGCACTTGCCGCATCAGACCGCCGCACTTCCACTCGGCCTCGATCTTTTCCTGACCCAGATCCACGTCGATGGGGCCGAGCATGCCGCCGGCGCGGTACTCCTCCATCTTGCGGGTCAGGGTCGGCAGCTTGAACTCGGTCACCTGGCCGAGATAGCTCTCGCCGTCGTTGAACAGGTTGAGATTCTTCAGTTTGCTGGGCATGGACATGGGACAGGTTCCTCAGTGCGGCGTCAGCCGCTGACGCGGGTCGGGAAATCGGCGAAATAGCGGTCGGTGATGCGCTGGTTCAGCAGCAGGTTTTCCAGCGGCGGCACCGGGGTGTAGTCGAAGTCGATGGCCAGGCGACCACTGGACAGCTGCGTGGGCAGGTTGGCACCCTCGTCGTACCAGGCCGTGGCCCCGAGCAGGTATCCGGCGTTCACCAGCTCGCGGAACTTGGCGTTGATGCTTTCGAGCATGTCGCGCACCAGCGAGGGGTGCAGCGGCTTGTCGACGTAGACCAACTGCGCCTCGGCGATGGTGTCGGCCAGGATCTGCGCCGTGCGGGTGGAGGTCTCGAAGGCAAACAGCGGCTCATCGCTGCAGGTGCGCGATCCCCAGAACTTGTAGCCGTTGGAGTTGATCAGCGTGGTGATGTCGGCGGCATTGAGCATGCCGGCGTCGGTAGCCGGATCCTGCAGGTCCCAATGGACGTCCCGGCTGATGCCGGTCACGCCCGCTACGGCCACGTTGGACAGCGACTTATGCCATCCCTGCTGCTCATCGATCATGGCGCGCAGGCCGAGCGCACGCGCCGTGGCGAAGGCCATGCCGGTGGTCGCATCGGCGGTGTTGAAGGCCACGAAGTCGGGATAGAGCAACATCAGCTCGCGGTCGCTGAACTGCGCACGGTAAGCGATGGCCTCGGGAACCGAGGCGCTGGCAGCGCAGCTGACGTAGGCCATGGCCCGCAGCTTCTTGGCGATCACGGCCAGGGCAGCGGTCACCGGCTGGGTGTCCAGTCCCGGCGCGCCGAGGATCCGCGGCCGTACCCCGACCTGGGCTTCGGACACCAGCAGCGCCTGCAGGCCGGTGTAGGTCGCACCGTCCTTCTTACCAATGACATTGGCGGTGGTGGCGCTGTCGTCCACGCCCTCGGCCACGCGCACCACGACCGTGATGGCGTTAGCCTGGTCGGCAATGGCCTGCAACGTGGGGCGCAGGGTGCCGGCGGTGCCAGCCATGCCAATAGCCCCCAGCACGTCAGTCAGCAGCACCGGTCGGTTAAGCGGGAACAGGGTGGCGTCGGCATCCTCGCCGGTGCAAACAATGCCGATGACGGCGGTGGCGATGGTACGGATCGGGCGGACACCGCCGTTGATCTCGATGACACGTACGCCGTGGTGATAGTCGGTGGCCATGGTGACTCCTGCGGTTATGGGGTGCGGAAACGAAGCGGGACGGACAGACGGGTGGTGCGGGATGCGCCGGTGGGAACGGCGCGCTGGCCGTCCAGATCCAGCACGAACGTGCCCGGCTCATTTGCGCGGGTGAGGCCGATGCGCGTCAGCCGGATCCGAGGTTCCCAACGCAGCAGCGCAGTTGCGGCGGCGCCAAACAGCTTCAGTCGGGTCGCATCGTTGAAGGGCTGGTCGATCAGCTCCGGCAGCAGCGAGCCGTAGTCACGGCGCTCGATACGCGAGCCGATGGGGGTGGTGAGGATGTCGGCGATGGACTGGCGAAGGTGCGCGGTGTCGTCGCTGAACGCGCCAGAGCGGGCGTCCATCCCGATCATTGCGGTGCACCAGAGGTGCCGCTGCCGGGCTGCACGGCGCCGTGCTTGTGCAGCTTGAGGCTGATACCGCCACCCACCACGTCCTCGGACACCACAGCTTTGCCGTTGACCTTGACCTGGCCGGTGATCTCGGTATCACCAACGATGGTGACCGGCCCGGTGATGGTGACACCGCCGTCGGCCCGCACAGAGACCGTGCCGCCAGCGGGCAGGACTGCCGACAGGGCGTGCGTCGAGGCGTTGTAGCTGATCACTGCGCCGTCTTTGAACTGTCTCAGCACGACATCTGGATCGGTGGACGGTGCCGGGTACTGGGAGCTGTACAGCCCGCGCAGCACCACCGCGTTCGCCAGGTCGCCGTCAGTGCAGAGCAGCTTGACCTGTTCGCCGATGCTGGGAGGCGCCCAGACGATAGTCTCTCCAGCCGCGCTGACGAGCCATGGAATGAAGTCGGTGTGGGTCTCGCCGCTGCTGATTCGGCACAGCTGGCGCGCGTGGTCGACCTCGGTCACCACGCCGTCGCGCAGAAGGTTGTTGACCTGTTGGGGCAGAGCGCTATCCATGCGCTCATGTTCAGCGCGGCACCTCGCGCGCGCACGTAGCGCGCCACGTACCGTGCGCCTTTACATGGACCCGGTCAGTACCAACCGGCCGCGCCGACCAGGGCGTAAATCTGCGTTGTAGAGACGGCTCCGTTAGATCGGCGCAGACGGATGATCAAAGTTACTTCCGCAGAGACGTTCTCCAGTGACGCAGCGGGCACGGACACCGACGCAGCTACCGAGCGCGACGCGGTGCAGGGGGCGTATGAGGGAGCGCCATTGCTGATGGACGCCGCGCCCACGTTCGCTGCCTCGAACTGAACGTCGTACTCGTTGACCGTGGTACCGGCCTGTAGCCAGGTTCCGCTGATGGGGTCGGAGGCGTTGTTGTTGCCCCCACCGGTCGTGTTGCGGAGGATTCTGTACGTCCCATTGCTGTCGATGATGAAGGTGACCGTGGCCACCGCCGACCCGCTGGCATTTGTGCGGGACTGATTGTGCGCGCTGAACGCCTGGCCATTGATGGGAAGGGTGTATGCGGCCGTGCCCTTCGCAGCCCAAAGGCCGGCCACGTCCTGCCCCCCGATTCGATAGCCCACATCCGGACGCCTCTGTCCATACCGGACATGGGCGTAGCGCAGCGGCGAGCCTCCCAGTCGGCGGAGGCCGGCGGCAGTAGGCCCGTCGCCCATTACGTCAGCGTCGAACAGGTCATCGAAATCAACGCCCTGGAATCGGTACCCACTGGTCATATCACCGGCCCCGCTTTACGGCTTCGACGGCTGCGCGCAGCTCGGCGATTTCATCACCGTGTTTGCGCCGCGCCGTGTCCAGTAGCTGGAGGAAGTGAGTTTGCAGCGCCTGAACCTGATCGATCTTCAGCGATGCAACGCTCTCGCCACGGAAGTACACGCCTGCTTCGTCAACGGTTTCCGGTGCGGCCTGAGCGAGGGATTCAGCAGACTGGAAGATGCGCTGCCGGCCGTCGTCGTTGTACTCGGCCTTGTACGTTCCGATGAACACGTCGATGCGCGCGAGGTCATCGAGCGTGTAGGGGACTTCGCCGATACGTTCCTTCAGCTTCAGCGACGAACCGAAGTCGAAACCGCCGCCAGCGGAGACGGTGCCGACGAACGCATGTCCGCTAAACCCGTTTTCAGCGCTGTACTGAATCTTGTTTGCCCCGTCGTTCCAGCCTACATAACCGCGACGCGTGCCGTCCGTTGTGTAGAACGCAACGTAGCCGGCATTCGTCGCAGTGCCGGCGGTTGCGCGGACGCACGCCTGTGCGAAGTGCGCACTGCCACCGGCAGTTAGATCGCCGGGCGTCTTCAGGCTCGTTGCGGTCACCTCGCCGGCCGCAGCTACGTTGCCGTTTCGCGTAACGGACAGTGCATTGCCGTAGACGCTGTTCCACAGGTTGATCGAACCACCGCTGGCGTAGAGCGACCAGGTCACGCCGTAATCCGAACGCTCCACCATCGAGAATCCAGAGCCGACGCCGCGCGAGGTGACGCCATTGCCAAGCGATACGATTTCGCTGCCGGCCTGCATCACGCCACCGGCCGTTACGCTGGTCGCAGCTGCGATGCCACCGGTAGAGCCAATGTGAGCGGCGCTCAAATTGCCACCGGCAGAAATGGACCCGTTGAACTCCGCAACGGGCGTTTCAAAGCGGAATTTCGAGTTCAGGATCCCACGGAAAACAATCTCACGGCCGTTCACGCCCGTGCCGGCCGCCAGGCAGATGTCCAGACGTCGGTTTTCGCCGGTCGAGCCACGCTCGCCAACGGAGATAAAGCGCGCCGCATCGATGTCCGCCGAGGCCGGCGCGGAGAACGACAGGATCCCGCTGATCGTGTCACCGGTTTGCTTGTTGAAGTACTCCGCGTGCGTGTGCGCGGACGGCGGGAAGGTGTTCGGTTTGTCGGTGATGCCGTCCCATGGATGGCTGTGGGGGCTGGGTGGAAACAGGTTGGGAACCCCGGTGAAGTTGCGCCAGTCGAGGTAGTAGTCCCCGTGCGCGCCGTCGAGCAGGTCTGCGTTGAGCCAGTTGCCGTGGCCTTCGTCCCGCAAAGCCGCTCCCTTCAAACCGAGCTCTGTCCGGAACAGCGCGGCCGCGGCCAGACCCAGAAGCCCCTTCACGAAGACGCTCGGCGCGCCGTTGCCAAACCGGCG